TATTTTGGTGGTGATTTTCCATCCGTGATTACAGGAGAGATTACTAATTTAGATGAAGATATGATCGAATTAATGCTCTTTCCATCTTTTGCGACGATTTTCATTGATTTTGCCTATAAAGGTATTCCGGAAGATATACCCATTTTAAATATTACTTTCCAAGAAAAACCGGAGGCATTGAAAAAATATTCGTCTATCCAAGATTTTATTGAACACCGAGAGGATGAAACTGCCGATACCAGTGAAGTTGTCTCTTCCGAAACCACACCCGAAGGCGAAAATATCCTGAAAATCCCGGAAAATCCCAAAGTCGATAAGCCAATTAAAAAACGACTTGAAGACGAATTCATTGATATTGCCGATATTAAATATGGAGAGGATATTAATGTCGAAATCGAAGAGGAAGTTGCTGGTTTTCAACAAAGACACGGCATTGAACATCAATTAACGAATTTATTCGATGAATTATTATCTACTATCCCGACAGCAGAACGTAATTCTTTAGTGATTGAAACCGCACAAAAAATGGTACAACGTTTTAAAGAATTAAGAGAGAAATGTTCCACATTTGATAATACTGGAAATGTTATCGGATATAATAATTTTAATGCTGCTTATAAACCTCTCGTGGATAAAATGGATACATTAGCAGAACGTGTCCGATGGTTAATGCCTGTTGTTAAGGAAAGAACGCGTTTATATAAGACTGAAGAAAAACCAAAAAAGCGCGGAAAAACAGCGACAACCGAAGAAACCGATGATCAAGAAGACCACGAACATTTCACTGTCACTGAACAACAAGAATTACTCAATGAGATGACTTCTTTTATGAAACTATATTCGGAACGCAATACAGAAAAACGATATTCTTCTTATTATCGAAGCATGTCTGATTCATTACTAGGATACGAATCACCAATTATCCAATCAGACTTATTGGCTAAACGTAGTGCGTCTAGTGTTCCAATTGATTCAGTTATTTCAAATACGGGAGATTTCGGTTCTTTCCATATGAAAAAGAATCATCCGATACCAACTCAATATTCGACCCAGCGTCATTTGCCCGGATATACCTATAAGGTTCCAAAGGTTTTGCGTTCAGGAAAGACAGAATATGAAGTCGCACAAATGACGGAACCGGACCCACTTTACATTAAATCCGTGATTATGTTTCCTGAACCCGTTGTTGAATTCTCTCGTGTGGATTTGCCAGGAACATCCATTATGGAAAAAACACATCTCAGTAATCATTGGTTTATGCCATCGATGTTCTTCTCTGAAAAACCATATCGAAGCACGATTTTAATCGATAATTCGTCGCCGATTGATTATGATAATGAGGCCGACCGATTCTTGAAATATATGCGTGAATTCGATGTTGTTCTACCTTCGACAGGAATTGATGAGACTGAGGTTGACCCTGCGTCCAAGAAATATCGTGAATTCTTGAATCAGGTGATTCCTCGCTCTCGTGATATTTTCACATTGATGAAAGAGAGATTGACACGTTCTCAATATTATAATTTTGTTGATATTATCGGTGTATTGGAACCATTTGGTATTAATGTTGATAACATTACTTATTCTGCTTATATTGCTGGAGAGAAACGCAAATTATTCGGTGATGATAAAGAGATGGCTGAGGCAATGTCCAAAGGTGGTTTATATCAGGAAATTCGGCATTTTATACGTGAACAAATCAAGAGTTATAAAATGAATTATGCGTCGAAAATGTCTGAATATCATTTACTTCTCTCGAAGAATTATGGAATTAAACCAAAAGCCAATAATTTTTATCGTTTATTCGCCGAAGATAGAGAGAAACTGAAAATCATTGTTAATAATTATGAATTATTACAGGGTGCAGACGGTGATGAACCTGTATCACAAACATCATCAGCAATCTGGAATCGCCTATTATTGGCCGATTATGGTAAAACATATTTCGAATTGCTGAAATTATTGAATTATTCTCTCTATACACCAGAATTAGATAAATTCGGTGTCCCTGAAAATGTGGAGGCAATGAATGAAAAAGTAAAAGTGGATTGTTATAAGAAAACATTGGCAAAGAAATATACCAGTGAAAAAGATTTGGCAGATGACAACGCAAATCCCGATGTATTCTTCGATAGTGAATACGATGATACTCCTTATGATTTAATAAAACCATATAAAGCGGAACAAAAGAAAATGTCAGAAGGCGATTTCTATGATTATTTGAAGACAAATCTCATAGTAAAACACGGTGCAAATCCAAGCATTGTCGACGATTTGGCTTCGACATTAATTCGCGGAAAACGTCGTGTAGAAAATGGACATTATGCGATGTTGATTTTGTATCCTCGATTACCATCCAAACTCTCTCAATACTTGGAAAATAAAGAGAAGAGAGAACAATTAGAAGCGGAGGCGGAAGCGAGAAAGAAAGTGCGTTATTATCGTCGTGTTGGTAATTATTGGAAAGAAGATCAAGAAATCGAATATGAACACGAATTCTTAAATTCCGGTGAGTTTTGTAATACAAGTCCGGAATGTGTATTTGCGAATGCGACAACAAATAGTTATGGAGTTTGTGAACCTGTCGATTCCGCGAAACAAAGAATGAAACAATTGGCGAAAAAACAATTAGGCCGAGAGATGGAAACGAGATATATATTATCTGTTGATGATTATAAAAATCGCGTGGAAGATGTTATTGTAAAATCTCTCGAACAATTACGTAGAAACTTGCGATTCCGAGAGGGACAATTAGTTCGAACAAATCGTGTTGCTTATAATATTGGTAAACTATATTTGGAAAATGAAACAGTGATTCAGTCTCCTTATGCCAAATTACTGGGTCGTATCCTCGGTCAAACCGATTTTATCCGCCGACAGGAAAACATATTGCGTTTCCGTGACCGTTTTTGTCGTACATTTGTCCATAATGAATCGCCTCATTGGTTTTATTGTACTGAAACAGGTGTTCCATTATTACCAGCGTTTTATTATCGTTTGGCAAAAGCATTTGTGATTGGCGGTAATTATGAGGAGGAATTAATCCGTGTGAAAAAAGAATTGGGAAAAGTGAGTGAGGACGGATATGTGGTCGATGTTCATACGGGGCATTTCATCTGTAAAATCGATGACAGTGTTGAAGAAGGATACGATGAATCAGGATTCAAGATTCAAACGAGAGAGGTTTTGGAAATGGATTTGGAAGATAAAATTAATCAGGCATTAAAAGATGAAATTGTAGAGAATCAAGGGAATCTTTTATTGAAAAGTAAGAAAACCGCGGTTGGAAAGAAAGTATTCGAGAATGCGGATACTCAGATGATTTATAATATTTATATGGCTGTTTGTGGATTTATTGATGTTGACGGAGAGGCGCTCGAAGGCCGTATTTTATCAGCGACAACAACATTGATTCGTTCTCTTTATACACGTGAAAAATATAAGAAAATCGAAGAGAAAAAAGCGAAGGAGAATAAGGAAATCGCATCCTATGACACTTATAGACAACAAAATATTATTATGTATACTATAGGTGTCCTCTTTTTGGCGATACAAACTCAGATGCCATCAGTGACAGTGAAACGCGTATTCCCCGGTTGTGTTTTCTCGTTTTCCGGTTATCCTTTTGGCGGGGTTGAAGACCAGTCCGGATTGAATTATATGAGTTGTGTGGTTGAACATATTAAAAGCGCTGTTGAACCTTGGAATAGTATTCGTCATTTGAAGAGAGATGGAATCTTGAAACGAGTCTTAGAAGTGATTCCGAAAATATTGGAATTGGAAGATTGTCAAAATTGGATACATAAGAAAAAAGAGTATTTGATTTTATATCCGGAAAATGTGATTCCTGTTGAACACGGAATCTCTCGTTGGACAACATTCCAACCACCAATTATTCCTTTTAGTGTTGAGAAATCGACAACGGGCGTATCCTCCGAATTAAAAGAAGAAATCGCACAAACGATGAAAACCGGACACAAAACCCAACACACTCATATATCGACACTTAATGCCAAAATGACAAAGCATAGTTATGCGATTGTAGAGGCGATTAATCGTGTTGTCGCGAAAATAGGCGCGGATGCTCTCTTGAAAGCCGGTACAATTATGTTCTTAGAAAATGCTTGTTGCGAGACAATGAGTGTTGGAAAAGCAGTTGATTATTTTATAGAGAAAGATGGTGCGATTCAGAAATACATTGATTTCGGTGTTCATCACGGAAAAGTTCTCTCTGATATTAAACAATTAACTGTCCCACCTTACCTTTATTGTAAATATAAACAAATAGTGAATCTGATTCCGGAGAGCGACCAAGTCAGCGAGGAAACGATGTATCAAGCATTTATTCATTACTGTCGATTGGATCAGGATAATCAGAGTGTGCCCGATGATTTATTGGTGTTGTATCCCGCGAAATTGGCCGGTTTAAAGAAGACAGATTCTCTCTCGGATAAAATCCAATTTATGAAAACACACGGGAAAAAACACGGGATAGATGATTTTGAAAGATTAATGGCCATAGTGCGTAGAAGAACCATGGTGAATATTCCGGCGAGCCGTTCTGTAAATTTCACACACGGATTCCAAGATTTACTTACTTATCTGTCGAATAATAGACAAGAATCAACACCGATAGTTGAGCCGAAATTGTTGGATTTAACCGGTCGTATTTTGGACCAATATACATTAGATAAGATGGTGGTAGATACTGTATATAATGAAAATCCAAATGTGAGAGCATTAAAAACACATTTGAGAGCAGTAAATAAAAATATGATAAGAGATATTTTGCGTTTTATGGAGGTTCAAGGCGCAACACAGAAAGAATATGACCAGATAACAGAACATTTGGTGAATTTGACAGAATGGGAGAGCGAAGTTGGACCTCATCGTGTTCTACAATGGATACAGAATTCGATGTATCAGGTATTGAAATTATATCCGGCGATATTCCGTGGTCATAGTAAGGATTCATTTATGAATTATTGTAATGGAGAGAGAAAACATTGGGATTTCGCGGAAGCACATTATCGACAATTAGAGAGAATGTTTTCTAAAAATTATGAGAGATTAGGTGGATTTTTTGGAAACAGATTATTGAATTTATTTTTTCAGAATATGAATCCTCGTCTCTCGGATTTGATGTCGTTTTTGGAATTTATGCCGAAAATGTATGAATTTGCTTATGGTGATTCGCGATTTTATACAGTGTTTGATAATACAACAATTCTCTTGTTCGGAAAGTATTTATATCTGTCAGTATTTTACGAATGGATAACAAATATTGATAATACTGAATTCCAAGAGATAAATATGGTGGAAAAGAAGAGAATAGCAAAAGAAAACGCGGAAGAGAATAAGGACAATGCGGGAGAATATGATGAAACCGAGGATTATGTGGATACAATGAATGAAGTAACAATTGAAGTAAATGATAATACTACGATGAAAGAATATTTGTATCAGTATATGAAAACTGTTCTAACATTTGATATTGAACATAAAAGAGAGATGAATTTATCGTATAAGATTCTCTCTGAACGTGTATATATTTCCAAACAGGAAGAGAAGAAAACAATTACTGATTATTTTAAGAATATAACAGATAATGATGAATTGAAATTGGCGAAATTATATAAGAAATATAAGATGGGCAGATGGAACGTTGGAGAGCAAAAAGGTGTGTATAAATATGATAAATCGTTTTATGAATCGGAGAGACAAGAAATCGATGAATTATTAAGAAAACAAAGAGGAGAACAAGATGATGAGAATCCTAGACCGAAGAATGGAATTGATGTGGATATTATGGAAGATGCGGATGAACGCGAGAGACAATTAGAAGAAGAAAAAGAAATGTATGGAATTGGTGGATTAGATGATGATTATATGGATGGTGTTTATTATGATGAAGACCGTGATGATGAATTCCGAGATTAGGAGAGATAAAAATATTCAATATTCTTTCTCTCTTTCATATACTCAAAAATTGCGTAAGACACAACATAAAAATATATTTGGAATAATTAGATTCAAATATATTTAAATATGAAACAAAAACCATTAATTCTCGTGATAGCCAATGATAATCCACCTGTATATGTAGAGATGCAATCTCTCTGGAGAGAATGGATAAATAAGAATAAGGAACATTGTTATTGTTATTTTGTAAAAATGGAAGAAACTAGTGATTCTGATATCGCGATTCGAATCGCAGAAGAGGAAAATACAATTTATATCCGAGGAACTGAATGTTTCGTTCCAGGTATTCTAGAGAAAACAATGATAGCTGTTGAATATTGTCTTCAATGTTTTCCAGATGTTTCCAGTATTATTCGAACCAATTTATCAAGTGTGATTTTATTGGATAAGTTGGATTATCTCTCGTTTGATGAAACGGTTAGAGGATATACCGGACAACATTTTGATTATGTGTTAAACCGATATATTCCATTTATATCTGGAGCTTTTATTTATGCTTGTCGAGAGATTTGGAAACGAATATTAACACATTATTGGAAAGATATACAAGAGAATCCGATAGATGGAATATGGACAAGATTACCGGATGATGTTTGTATTGGAGAATATATGAGTTTAGCTGGAATCTTAATAGTTCATAAAGAGAATCGTTATTGGGTAAAACATCAATTAACAGAAGATGAAGTGGGAGAGATAAAAATGGCGGATGGTATTTGTCATATCAGATGTGAGAGCTATCAACATTTACATACAGTGGAATCGATGCGCTGTTTTTTATAAATATTGGTTGTGAATAAGACTTCGTAAAAAAGAACCCATTCGGGCCTTTTTATTTTCATTTTTATTTACAGATGGTTATGTTATTTCCAAGATATTTCTGCCAATGGTGTAACGCCTATTTCTATGTGTGTTTTTTGAAACAGTCCCTCTCTTTTTTGTTAGTTTTAATTTTTGTGTAAATTCTCTCTTCTCTCCTATTCTAATTTTATAACACCACCTTGATATTTTAATTGTTTACTGAACACATAACTCTCACTACACGCAGTTTTCCTGTGAATATTACAATGAAGACAAGCAACTACCACATTATCTTTATTATGTCCATAATGATTATTTAATCTCTCTAATGTCCATTGTTTATTATCTCTCACAATTGAATAAATTAATTGTGTTGGTTTTCTACAATAATAACAAAGTAATTGACAATTATATAATAATTCTAAAACAAAATCATAATCCACAAATTTCGTTTCATCCAAGAGAGATTTTTCTATATCCTGTCCTCGATATCCCGCGATTTTCTGTTGAAGTTGTACTTGAATTAATCTCTCAAACTCTGGTGGATATTCAGTAGTCACTGGTTTTAATTTATTATACATATCTGTTAAAGCACTGAATTGATTCTCAACAGAGAGTTCATCTTCTGTATAATTCCAAGTTTTCGACCCGCATTTTATTTTTGGTTGTCCCACTACTTGTGTTAATGGTTCTAATAGCGTTAACATAGGTGTCCGACAATTAGAATCAGGATTATCTGTAAAAGTTTGTTTATCCAAGAGAGACATTTTCGCATTTATTTTCTCTCGATGTCTTTTTTTCATAAACACATCTTCTGATATTTTTATTTGTTTTATATTATCCATAATTTGTATTCCTGAAACATCAGTATCCATATCTATCCAACATAAAATATACCTGTCCTATTTTCCGCTTTCCGTGTCACGCTTACAAAATTGACTTTCCACAAGTTATAAGAGTTATGAAAACAATATAAAGAACAAACCACAACTAAATCAATATAAAGACCGTCTTTAAATACTTCCAATAATCATGTCGATCGATTCTGAATGGGAATCTTTCTTAACTCAAATGCGTAATGAGAATCAGCCATCTTTTATGGCTGTAAAACCGGTGATTCCTAAGGTAAAAGTAGATATAGAACTCGATAATAAAAAGGGAATGTTAGAACAAGCACCGCCTTGTGGAGAATTAATCATATCCACGAAAACGAAGAAATTATATTTGAACAGAACACAAATTAATGTTTTGGATATCTTTTGGAAATTGCCGATTGTTCCTTATTGGGAGGCGAAAACAGGAATTATTAAAAAACAGACAAAAGTAACTTGTCAGACACCCGAGGAAGTGGAATCCTATATTTCGAAACGCAACCAAGTGTATTATTATAAGGAGAAAATCATTAAACAAATTGATAATCCGAATTCGAAGAAAATCAGATTCAAGGATGAGAGAAAATTAACTGTCGGATTAAGTTCCAAAGAATTATTAAATTGCCGTATGAAAGATAAAAAAAGCGCTTTCTATAATTGTTTTGCGCTGGTTTTCCGAATTCTCGATGAACGCGGTTCCAAACCGGAATTCAGAGAAATCCACGTGAAAATTTTCAATACAGGGAAATTAGAAATCCCAGGAGTCGTTGATAATTACCTGTTGGAATCCGCGAAACGTAATGTATTGGAATTATTGGCGCCTTATTTCGATGATGGTGATAAATTGGAATATCAAGATTGTCCGGATGAACACGTATTAATTAATTCGAATTTCAATGCGGGATTTTATATTGATAGAGTCGCATTTTCGCGTATTCTACGTGGCCCCAAATATCGCTTGGACACATCGTATGATTCTTTCTATCCCGGTGTGAAAACATTATTCTATTTTAATCATAAACACGGATTCGACAGAGAAAAACAACTTGGATATATTGAAGAAGAAGATTGTCATTTGAAACTACAGGATTTAATTCAATCCAATAAATATACAAAAATCACTTTCATTGTGTTTCGAACTGGAGGATGTCTCGTATTAGGAGGTTGTTCTGAAGAGATGATTCGTTATGTTTATGAGTTTGTAAAAGATATTTTGACAAAAGAATATAAGAACATTTATACAGACATCGATGAAGAATCCGCAGCGGCTGCAGTATTAGCAAATGAAAAGAAAACAAGAGAAAAAATTCGAAAAAGAAAAATCACTGTATCACAACCTTATTTTATGGAAAGTATAATTGGTGTATAAAATGTTTAGGATTATGTATAGTATATTATTGTTTTTATTGAATAAAACAATAATTGTTTGGTAAATTACAATATATGACAACTTAAAAATCAGCATTAAAATCAAAAACGTTAGTGGTGACTTCTTTATTCGCCAACGCATATTCGGAATTGGTTCGTTCAAAGAAATTCACTTTAGATTCGATACTAATTAATTCCATAAAATCAAAAGGATTCACAGAACCATAGATTTTTGTTCCACCTAATTGGAGAGATAATCTATCACCAACAAATTCAATATATTGACTCATTAATGTAGAATTCATACCTATCATACGACAAGGGATAGCATCTAATATGAATTCCTTTTCGATTTCAACTGCTTCGCGAATCATTTTTTCAATATCTCCTTCTGGTAATCCTTGACGCAGTTTCAAATATAATAAAATAGCAAATTCAGTATGAAGTGCTTCATCTCTCGAAATAAATTCATTCGATAATGTTAATCCTGGCATTAAACCTCTTTTTTTAATCCAATAAATCGCCGCGAAACTACTGCTGAAAAAGATTCCTTCCACACACGCAAAAGCAACTAATCGACGTGCGAAAGTAGCAACTGAATCATTCGCACCATATCCTATCCATTTTCTCGCCCAGTCTGCTTTTTTCTTAATGCAGGGGAAATGTTCAATCGCTTGGAACAATTTCGTTTTTTGTTCTTTATCACGGATATAAGTTTCGATTAAAATGGAATACATTTCACTGTGTATAGATTCCATAGCGATTTGGAAACCATAGAATGCACGGGCTTCAGCGAGTTGCACATCATCCATAAACCGTTTTGATAAGTTTTCCATAACAATTCCATCACTTGCCGCAAAAAATGCGAGAACCATCGAAATAAAGAATTGTTCATCGGAATTTAATCGTTCCCAATCTTTTAGGTCTTTTGATAAGTCAACTTCTTCAGCACGCCAAAAACAATCCACTTGTTTTTTATACATTTTCCAAATAGATTCGTCTTTAATAGGAAACATGACATAACGGGAAGTATCGTCTTTCAAAAGAGGTTCGTCGTCATAAGAATGGATAATGTCGGTATGGTTGTTGTTGGCGCTCATATGTTTTATGGTTCCCTAAAATTTTTAGAAGAGAGGATTTCTCTTTTTTTAAGAATACCGCGGTTATCTTTACATTTTTTTCTTTTCTTACTTATTTGAGCGGGGATATTTTAGGGTCGCAATAATTTACACAAAAAATGAAAACGATATAAAAAACAATAGATAGATATTTATAACCCTTATTTATATTCATAAAATGGAACAACCACCGCCAACAAAACAAAATTTCAATACTTGGGAAGAAATCGGATTAAAACCGGAACTTCACCGAGGAATTTTCGGATATGGATTTGAAAATCCGAGTCCTATTCAACAAAAAGCGATTTTGCCTGTATTATCCGGTCGAGACGTTATTGCTCAGGCTCAATCCGGGACAGGTAAGACTGGTACTTTTGTTATTAGTTCTCTCCAAAAAATCGACTTAAATATGAAAAGCACTCAGATTGTCTTATTAGCCCCTACACACGAATTAGCCAGTCAAATTGCCAATGTTGTCCAACAAATCGGCAATTTTATGGACGGACTAATTGTGAAAACCTTGATTGGTGGTCAATCGTCCGAACACGATATTAGCGAACTAAAATCTTGTCAGCCCCACGTTGTTGTTGGTTGTCCTGGTCGTGTTTTCGATATGATGAAACGCGGACATTTGAAGACATTCCACGTAAAAATGCTGGTGATTGATGAGGCCGATGATATGCTTTCCACCGGTTTCAAAGAACAGGTCCAGAATATTTTTATGTATTTAATGGAGGATGTTCAAGTTTGTGTGTTTAGTGCGACAATGCCTCCCGAAATATTACAATTAACAAGTAAGTTTATGCGTGACCCGATTCGTATTACGATGGAAGCGGAGAAATTATCATTAGAAGGAATTCGCCAATATTTTGTGGCTCTTGAAAATGATGATGATAAAATTGCAGTAATTAAGGATTTATTTTCTAAGATTAATGTGAATCAGACGATTATTTATTGCAATAGTGTAAATCGTGTGACACAATTAGCGAATGCTTTAAAAGCAGATGGATATGCTATTGGATATATTCATAGAAATATGTCTCGTGTGGATCGTGATCATCAATTCCAACAATTTCGTAAGGGGGAAACGAGAGTTTTGATTTCTTCAAATATCACAGCCAGAGGCATTGATATTCAACAAGTAAGTGCGGTAATTAATTATGATGTCACGAAAGATGTACATACTTATTTACATCGTATTGGACGTAGTGGACGTTGGGGTCGTAAAGGTGTCGCACTAAATTTAATTACTCAACGTGATATTTTTATTATGCGTAATTTGGAAAGATACTATCGTATAGAAATTCAACCATTACCTGATGACTTGGAACGTGTTTTTCTATAGGATCATTAGTGTTTTTGACGTCTTGTTTTACGTGATTGTTTTTCGGACACATCTTTGTATCGTTTGGAATTGCGATAACGAGCATCTAAATAACCGAAACGTTTGGATTTCACACCGAAACCATATTTTTTTAATCGTTGCTCTCGTTTTGCAGTAATATATTTGGCTTTGCTAATTATTTTACCTTCGTCATTTTTTACTAAATCAGTTTTGGTTAAACCGCCGGTGGTTTTATAGGCTTTTTTATGGAATACTTGGTCTCTCGAGCCCCATAAATCTTTCCATTTGGTACCTTGGATATGATAAAATCCATCTAATTGTTTGATTGGGCGTGGCATATAGAGAAAGAACAGAAAGAACAGAGAGAACCTACGGTTCTAAAAGATGCGCACCGCGCATTTCGAGTTCCACCGCGCTAGCTGGTGGAACTCTTATTGGTGCGCATCTAATTACTCTCTCCCTTTTGGCTCCCTACGGTCGCCAATGATTTAAACCTCATTGAAACATTTTTTAAAGGACTTATTGTTATTGGCGACCGTAGGGAGCCAATGATTTAAACCTCATTGAAACATTTTTTAAAGGACTTATTGTTATTGGCG